AGCTAGTACCGAGTTTTTAGCCATACCACACCACTGTATATTCGTCATAACGTCTAAGTGCACTAACGTCCACTACCTTACCTTATACCGTGTGGGTACCCCCGGAGGGGTGTGTGGGGAGCCCCTACAGGGCGGACCACACACCTCCCCTCCGAGGGGGAGCCCACACACAGCTACACTCACACAGATCATCCACCTCATCCGGGGGATGAGTGGATGTTGTGTGATTTACTTCCCTGTCACCATCAGCACCCATAAAAGCCCTTACCTCCTCTTAGCCCCCTTTCCCCTTTAGGGGGAAGGGGCTAAGGAGGTAAGAGGGCTTATGGGTGCTGTGTGACGTCAATAATAGTTTGATTAGTAGAAGTCTTTAAAGCTATCGCTAGCATGCTACCGAATATGCTAGTGGCACATTCTGGCCATGTAGCACGCTACATGCAGCTAGCATGCACACGTGTGGTACTCTAGAATGTGGCGTTTACCTTAGCATTTGCCATACCACACCATGTGGTGCATAATGGCACCTAGCAGCACTACCGCGGGACCTCCCGCAGAAAGGATGATACCATGATCCCTATTGTCACCAATATGAGGTGTGATCAAATGGTGCTGGAGCTGTATAAAGCTCCAGTTGACCCCCGGACGGGGAATAAGGCCGTATATGGAGCTAGCTGGATTGCAGACCGCAAGTCCATGATTGGCAGGAGGAATGAAGATTGGGTCCGTCGGGAGCTGGAATGGTTCCTCTCAGGTTCAAATAGCTTGCATGACATGACTCCCCCTGTTCCTCAGGCCTTCCAGGCATGTGCAGACCCAGAAGGGAACGTCAACAGCGCATACGGACACATTCTCTTCAATCAGTCAGCTTCTGGTGACAATCGCTCCCTGTACGATCACGCCCTAGACGCATTCCTCAACGAGGGACTCCACACCCGTCACAGTGTGGTCATCATGTCAGACCGGGATATCCACGCAATGGCCACTGAGGGTGGGAAGAATGACTTCATCTGCACAAATGCATTGAACTTCATGGTTGATGCAGATAACCACCTCCATATCCTGGCTCAGATGCGTAGCATGGACGCTGTATGGGGCTACCGTGCTGACTACAGCATGTGGGACTATCTGCGCTACCTTATGGTCAAGGACTTAAGTGCAGTTTATCCCGAGGTCAGGCCTGGTGAGGTTGTATTCCAAGTGGCGAATCTGCATGTGTATCCACGTCATCTGGAAATGCTGGAGAATGAAGCTCATAGCATCATGGAAGCAGATATGCGTAAGATCTGGAAGGACAACAAGTAACATGGATGAATTCGTAAATCATCACATCCCCTATTTCTACAGGGCACGCACATCATGGCTGTGGCCATTATACATCCCTACGTGTGGTCGTGCGGGGAAGGCTCCCTTGCTCCAGATGCTGGGTCAGGCTCCGCGTAGCGTCCAGCGACGGGTACACCTTATCGTTCTCCCGGAGGAGCAGGATGCCTACCATAAGGCATATCCATGGGCTGCTATGTCCCCTCCCCCTAGCGGAGGCCTAGGCGTAGCACGCTTTACTGCTATCAATCACGCCCGACAGGCTGGACATCACCGGATTGTGATGATGGATGATGATATTCGTCATTTATCACTGCTCCAGCGCATCCCACGGGAGGGCAAGCCCCCACACACCCGCCGATACTCCAGCAAGGTCTCTAGCATCTCCGAGCCCGAGTCCACCCTCCGCACCCTAGGCGTAGCCTGCACCATGGCTAGCTCCTTGCTCAGTGGAGACCCTGAGGTGGTTTATGGGGCTGCTCGCAATGCTTTATTCAGTGGCGGTGTGGACACCAGGGTAGGAGCTAAGGTCAATGGAGGTCAATTTCCCTCGTGTGTGCTATTCATTGACGTAGATCGCTATCCGGTCAGTGGTCTGCCAGAGGCTTTCCACTTCCATGGGGAAGATCTGGCTATGAGCCTGGAGTGTCTCCAGCGTCGCCTAGGGTGGTTCACACTCACTGCTGTAGCCTATGATCAAGATGGAGCTTTACCGTCGCAGGTGCCACTGGATCCTATGACGGCACAAGGTCGGCAGATTGATATGGATAATGCCTTGGTGCATTATCCTAGTGTACATCAGTATCTCAAGGCGTCATATAAGAATAAGCTGGGAGGAGTGATGCGAATAGGGATTCGTTGGAATCAGTGGTATAAAGATTCAGGAACCACACCCGTCACTACTCCCATGGATGAGCTTTTCTAGCTCAGAAAGGATGATATTATGATTATTGCATTCGAAGGACCGGATAAGGTCGGTAAGTCTACGGTGGCTCGTGAGCTATCTACCGCTGGGACACCTATCTACAATATGACGGTCCACGACTACCACGATGTGGTTGGCTCTCTTCAGGAAAAGCCAGATCAGATCTATTGCTTTGACCGGATTGATTGGCTCACTCATCTGGTCTACCGGCTAAGTATGCCAAGCTACGAGTGGAATGATGACCGCGTCCGGCGAGTCTTCCCGGCGCCAGAGGCTCACCTGGTGATCATGACTCATAAGTCCTCCCGAGCTGGAAAGATCCAGGATGAGCTTTACGCTCCAGGGGACCTCGTAGTCGTGAACTACGGATATCAAGTCATCAGTGAGATGCTGCTACGCATGAATGGTCTGGACTCAGATGTACAGATCTTCAAGTCCATCACTATGGTGGAGGTAGATGTAGACGATGACCATGACTACAAGGTGCTGAGCTCATATACCAGGGGAGTGGTCCCCAGTGACTGGAAGCGCTCGGTGCGTAATCCAGCCACTCTGTTGGAATACCTCCAGAAGGTGGATGAGCTGGTTGGCATGTATGAATCCATTCTGGAGGGAAAGAAGGCCTCTGATGACTAATCCAGACCACACACCTCCGGTATACGGAGGGCGAGGAATCTTATTCACTGTGTATCAGGCCAGGGAGGATGTATTCCCCCCCGGAGCTACGACCAAGCAAGTAATCGCTACCGCCATCCAGGAGGCCCTAGACCAGGGGATGGTGACTAGCGAGCAGGTGGCTCAGTATCTGGTCACATCTACATTCCCTATGGTGGAGGATCGTGCAGAGCGCTTCAATGCCGTACTGAAAGCGGGGAGTGTGGTAGGGTCTAATACCACATTTAAGCTGCATAATTCCTATGAGGATCTGATCGGAATCGTCCTGGAGAGTGATACTGCTGAATCCGAGCAGGTGGCACTAGCAGAGGCTCGCGGATTTATGGAGGCTATGACCATCATGTATAATCCCATCCAGGTGGAGGACCCCACCAATCCTCATTATGTGGATTGGGACCAGGTGGACCGCCTCACCGATATGGCAATCCATCAGCATGAGGAGAATCACAGTCGTGTCTAGCGTAAAATCTACTCGACGACAGTCTGAAGAGACTCCACGACGAGTAAGCGAGCGATTCGACCTCAGCAGCTCCCTAAGTCTGGCTCGCGTAGCCCAGGGATGTGACTGGATTCGCAGCTTCCGTGTGGTCGGAGGGCGAGGTAATCAGTCTGTCCTGCTCATGAGGAAGGATGAATCTGAGATCATGCATGTGTCTGTAGGCATCCGTGGACGGTGTGAATATTGGATTCGGGAGCAGGACTTCCGCACTATCATTGAGCATGATGTGGTTTCCTCCAGCCAGATGTGCAGGCGACTCCAACAGTGGGGCATGCATGACTTCTATCAGGAGGTATGTGTGGATTCTCCTGAGGGACAACTGGACCGTGCTTTGGACCAGCTATACCGGGTATACACATACCCGTCACCGAATGCTAAGCGCCTGATGCAAGCACAGAAGTCCCGTCTCCAGGACGAGTGGCCTGCTCTCCACTCAGCCCTTCAAACTCTATGCGGACGCTACAAGGATGTGCTCCGCTCATACAATCAATCTACCGAAAGCGAGGAACTCTAATGACTATTCATATGCGATCCCGACATGGAGGCTATCTGGTGACTGTAGTCCCAGTACCTGAGTGTGATCTGCACTCCGAGGAGGAGCATGAGGTTAGCCTCATCAATCGCATGATGAGAGACCTGGAGGACCTGCTCGGGGCTCCGGTTCCCGGCGCCACCAAGGACTTTTCCTGGTGTGTGGTCCGTGATTATGTCCAGATCAACTCCATGGGCATCCTGCTGAAGGCGAATCCAGGGATGTACATTGTAGTCAATCGGTCCGGAGTCCCTATGGTGATCTCTAAGTCCTCCCTTGATTCCTTATATGAAGATATCCAGTCAGGGGTCTCCTCAGATTCATCTATCATCGATGAGCTGCTCACTCTCCAGACAAGTCTGGAGCAGGCATGGGGGCGTCTGCCAGATCCTGATGATAATGCAGCTGTGTCCTCATATATTCGCCAGACGGTACTGTGCGCTACAGATGAACTCCACGAGCTCCTCCATGAGGTCCATTGGAAGCCGTGGAAAGCTAGCTGTGGCATCCGTGATGTAGAAGCCTATCGGGAGGAGCTAGCCGATGTGCTACACTTCATCCTAGATCTGTACCTCGCCGCTGGACTCACTGGGGATGACCTCGTGCATGATTACGTCTCTAAGTACCAGGAAAATATGCGACGTGTGACTGATTCCGCTTATAAGGAGGGTAGCTAGCCATGGGTGACCAGTATAACCCTTACGCTCAGTACGGTCTGCGTGGTGTGCTCTACAGTGTGGTGGACAACACTCGTGACAATCTGGCTGGAGTAGATGCTGCTCGGCAAATTCTCATTGATGCTATTGATGAGGCTCTTGATGATGGATGTGAGTCCAGTGACCAGATTGTAGACTACATTCTAACATCCCAGTATCAGTATGTAGATGAGCCTGACCTCCGATTCAATGCCGTCTTACGAGCTAGTGAGCAGGTCGGCGGGAATATGCGCCATAAGCTGCTCAATCTGTATCATGATCTGTACTTGGATGCTCACAGTGATTCCATTGCTGAGGACGACCAGGAAGCCGCATTCAGTGAGGGGATAGCCTATGGCTATGCTCTGGCACTAGCGGTGATGCTGAATCCTAAGACTGTGGAGCACCCTCATGACCCTCTGGACGTGGACGTAGACGTGGTGCAAGATATGGCAGAGCTGATAGAGTCTCAGCATCAGAAGATTGTAGAGAATCCTAAGCTCCAGCATCAGAAGCACAGCGTAATCTTCCACTGTATTAAGCCTACTAAGCGATAGGACCACTAGCATGAAATCTCCGTCTTCCCCTCCCCTAGTGCTGCGAGAGTCTCAGCAGGTTGCTCTAGCTAAGCTCTGTGAGCCTGGTAGGACCTATGCAGCCCTATGGGCAGAGCCTCGCTCCGGTAAGACCGCTGTATGTCTGCGATGGTTAGAGCATCTAAAGCCTAAAGTCGTAGTGATCGTAGGTCCAAAGATTGCAGAGCAAGTCTGGAGGACGGAGGCTTCTAAGTGGTTTACCACACAGTATCAATTCTATCCACTCACTGTGGGGAATGATTATCCCTCGGTACGGGAGTTCCGTCATATGACCTTACTCTTTGTCAATTATGAGCAGTTTGACAAGGTGCCGTTCAAGAGGCTAAGCCCATATCTCCGGGCTCTTAGCAAATGGGCAAATGGGCAAGGAGCTATGATCCTGGATGAGTCCCATATGATTAAATCTCCTTCTTCCATCCGTGGACGTCACATCCGTCCTCTAGCCGAGCAATGGAAATACCGACTCATCGTCACAGGCACTCCGGTGACAAATCCTGGTCAGGTAGATGCAATCTATGGTCAGTGGACATTCCTGAATCCACAGATCAGGGAGAGGTGGCGTACTGCTAGGGACTTCCGGGAGTACTTTGGCGAGTGGACTACATACCGAGGTTATCCGGAGCTAGTGCGTCCTATCCGTCAGTATGAGATGCACGCCTACATCCAGCCAGATGTGGTAACCATGGCTGGTCCAAAGCACCACTTGCGCACCATCCGGGTGGACTATCCCCTCCCAGAGGAGGTGCAGTCTAAGCTCCGGACTATGGAGCGGGATGGGGTAGTGCAGCTGTGTGGTCATATGATTCTGGGTCTATACCCAATGACGCGACTCCTCAGGATGCGCACACTGGTAGCTGGGTGGGCTAAGGACGATAAAGGAATCCCCGTCACATATCATCCTGCGCTCAATCGTCGTCTCCAAGTGCTGCAATGGCTGTTCTGTAAGAAAGGACTGGGTAAGACCATCATCTGCTGTACTCACCTGGAGGAGATTCGCCTACTCACCAAGTATATGGACCGTCACCTGAGGCTATCCTATAGGGTGATCCAAGGATCTACCAAGCAGAAGAATGAAGTACTCCAGGAATTCCAGCAGGGCACCGTTCATGTGCTGATAGTCCAGCCCAGGACGGTAAGCATGGCTGTGGACATTTCAGCAGCTAGCAACTTGATTTGGTATTCTTCTGACTTCAACTACGTGACGTATAAGCAAGCTTCTGACCGTATCAAATTGTCCCCTCAGAAGCCGAAGGTGTGGTTCCTCTGTGGTCGAGGGTCTGTTGACATGGACGTGTGGATTACCCTAGAAGAAGACCACACTCACCTGGAAAAAACCATCGCCCGTATTAAGCCCAGAAACTACCTTCTTACTTAGCATTTGCGTTCCAAGTGGATGTGTGCTATAATCGTTTTCAGTGAGGAGCACAAGGCACTCACACTCACACAGAAAGGTGTACCACTATGGTATCCAAAGCCCAGAAGGCAGAATCTACTCCTACTGACAAGGACATCGTGGATGCTGGTATCAACCGGATGGTTGAAGCCCTAGGTATTGATGTACAGAAAGCTCGCTATAAGGCTATGCGGGCTATTGCATGGCAAGCATTCATCGAATACATCGACGAGGACATCTTTGATGACCTGGTTGAGCGAGCCATCACCAATGCTCCTGATCTCCCCTCTGGCTGGGAGCTAGTCCGTCCGGTGGCTAAGAAGGATGCTAAACCAGCTGCTAAGAAGTCCTCCAAGAAGACGACCAAGAAGCCTTCTAAGAAGGACCCTAAGGCACCTCAGCCTCAGCTAGAAGACTTTGAAGATGAAGATGTAACAGATGTGGTATCTGAGGGTCTTGATATTGTGCAGGTCCAAGATTCTCCAGAAGCACTACCAGAGCAGACAGTCCTCTCCCTCACGGAGGATGAGCTGGAGGCACCCGCCACCCCTCCCGCTGCTGAGCAGGGTACAAAGTCTACGCAACGTCGGCGCCGGATCCGTCGCACTCGGTAAGACCACACAGAGAGGAATATGATGAAGATCTCGATATCACAAGATGCAGACCGGCTTACTACCTACTTAGCAAGCAGGAAGGACCCAATAATCTGTGATATTGAGACTACTTCCCTCACCGTAGGGAAGGGGCGGATTCTCTGCATCGGATTCGCCCCCTTACGGAGCAAGCAGGTCATAGTCTGGATCCCTAAGACTGATGCAGACATCGCAAAGCTCCGTCTCTCCCGAGGAGTGTTCCACAATGCGCATTTTGACCTACGGTGGCTACGTCATTATGGAGCTACCGTGGATTGCACGTGGGATACTATGCTTATGGCTCACCTACTGGACGAGAACGCTAAGGTCGGCCTGAAGAATCTAGGGATGAGGCTCCTGGGGTATAGTGACTGGACTCTGGGAGAGATTAGCCATCTTACTAGGGTCAATGACGCATTATGTCAGTACGTAGCTAAGGACGTCTACGTCACCAGAGAGCTGATGCGCTATCAGCAGCGTCAGCTCAAGCGTCACCAACCACCGGGAGGTAGTGCTGAATGGGTCATGACCAATATCATGATTCCAGCGATCCGACCGCTCACCCAGATGGAGGATAACCGTCTACCCATACGGATGGACCGACTGGGTGTGGTCTCAGCAGAGATCACGGAGCAACTCCAAGCCATAGACCACACACTAGATGCCTCCATCCCTCCCAGGGAGCAGTGGCCTGACTACCTGCAAAAATCTACCCCCAAGTGGGGGAATACCAACTGGACCCGATGGTGGCTATTTGACCATATGGGGGCTCCTATAGTATCCCGGGGGAAGTCTAGCAAGTATTGGCCAGAGGGGAGTCCGTCCCTGTCGCAGTCTGCCTTGGCAAAGCTCACACATCCGGCGGCTAAGCTCCTCCGGGATCGCAGCACGCTACATAAGTTGCATACTGGATTCATAGTCCCTCTACGGGACCGTTCTGTAGATGGACGCATCCCTACGAGCTTCCGCCTGACAGGGACTGTCACAGGTAGGCTCAGCAGCGCTAGCCCTGCTCCGGACAATCCTGGGATCAATGCTCAGCAGATTCCTAGGGATCCCCAGATCCGGAATCTTTTCGGTGATACTACAGACCTCTGGATCGAAGCTGACTACTCCCAGCTGGAGCTAAGGGTCGCAGCTGTGCTCGCTGGTGAGCCTACTATGCAGCGGCTATTCCAAGAGGGTGTGGACATCCACACCTACATAGCTCAACGCCTAACTGGTGAGAAGGAAGTGACCAAAACTCAGCGGACCTTAGCAAAGGGCGTGAATTTCGGATTCCTCTATGGTATGCAATCTAAGCACTTTGCCAACTACCTACAAGAGAATTATGGCCTTATCATTTCTCCCACAGAGGCAGAAGAATTCCGCAGGGAGTACTTCCGGACCTTCAACCGATTGCCAGAGTGGTACCGTGAACAGCGACGATTCGCCATAAATCATGGCTGTGTGGTCAATGCATTTGGACGGGTGCGCCATCTACCCAAGGTCTACAGTCCTGACTTTTGGGTCCAAGAAAATGCCTTCCGTCAAGCCATTAATTCTCCCGTGCAATCCACCGGGAGTGACCTAATGCTAGTAAGTTTAGCTCGTTTATCTGGGGATTTGCGTTTGCGGCGTTTTGGGGCTAAGCTTATTACTACCGTGCACGACAGCGTATGCCTCACCGCTCCACGTAAGCACGCACGGAAGGTAGCCCAAATTGTCAAGTCTACTATGGAAAAGGCAGATGATCTTTGTGAAACGAAATTCCAGCTCAAAGCGGACGTCACGGTCTCCCGCTTCTGGGGAGGTGACCCCCTTGCCACTTACTAAGCATGGGGTGTGTGGTTGGTGGCCTACTACAGCGCAAGGCGTCCCCGTGGTCACCCAGAGTATGGTTAGCAGCTTTGTGGGCTGTCCTAGGGAGGTATACTACAGCACTGTGCTTGGGCTACGTCCGCGCATTACTAGCAAGCCGCTCACTCGAGGCACATGGATCCACTCCCTGCTTGAAGAGCGCGCTAATGGTCGAGATTGGCGCACAAAGCATGCTGAGCTGACAGAGCAGCTCCGATCAGAATCTTTTGACGAGGTAGCTATGGATTTAGCTACCGAGTGTGAGAATATCATGCTCAGCTACGAGTATGTGTACCATGATGATGAGCTGGAGCCAATCACAGCGGAGATCACGGTGGAGCGACCTTTATTCCATGGCAAAGCCCTATACCGAGGACGGATAGACCTAGTGGTGCGGGATTCTGTAGGTGATGTATGGCTTCTGGACCATAAAACCCATGCTCAGCTCCCTGAATGGCGATACCGAGAGCTATCATTCCAGAATTACAGCTATCTATGGGCATGTCGCAAATCCCCAGAATATCTGAAGCTGGGAATTCCTCAACCGAAGGGATTCATCTATGACTACTGCAAGACTGGGGCCATCCGCACGCCTACACTGACAAAGACAGGTCGACTCTCTCGGACTCTGAAGCCCATTGGCACCACCTATCCGGTATTCCGCAAATGGCTGCTAGATAATAATATGCTCTCCGTAATCCAGGGGGAGGATATGCTTAGCATTCCAGACCCTACGGAGCGTCAGTACGTAGCAGACTTTCTGGAGGAACTACAGAATCGCACTTATACCGACCTATTCCGTCGTGACTATATGTGCTTTACTAAGGAGCAGGCTACACGTCAGCTCAAGTCATTCTTCACATCTACTAAGCGTATGCTCAATTACCACTGGGATGATCCTGACCGTGTGGAGCGCAATCTGGCACAATGTAGCGGGTATATGTGCAGGTTCAAGGACTTGACTGTGGCAGACCTGATCCACGGATCTAGCACCCTAGAGCAGCAGACC